GTACTCATTCCCGAGATAGGAGACCGTCTGCGTGGCACGCTCCAGGGTGAGCCCAGGAATGTATGCCATAGGGGGCTCGTAACCGCTGGCATCCATGAAGGCCTTAAACAAGGCTTCACGATTGCTCTGATCCGCAGAGAACTGGGTTACCCGCGTGGACTGATCTGCACCAAACTCCCTCTCCATCCCCTTCCAGGACTTGCGCGGTACGCCCTTGCGGTCTGGGTAAGATGAGTTTTCCCCCAGAGCCAATAAATCAGTGTTCTCGGCGTTTGCCATCAAGTCTTTTGGAGAGGTGGAACCTACCGGGTTATCAGGACTGTAAGCCATGAGCATTTCTCGCAGGCGCGCCAATGCCGCCGCGAAAGATGCGGAGCCATCAGCGCTGTTTTGAAGTTCCCGGCGAGTTGCCGGTGGAAATAGTGAGGGTTGCGGGGTTAATCAATCGTCGGTGGGCTGGGTCCACACTCGGTTCATGGTGATGTCGAAGATGTCCGCATTGAGGATGTAATCCGAGCCATCTACCACCCACTCCTTGTCGATCAGCGGCCGCTTGATCAGCCGGAGTTTCGCTTCGACCCGCCAGTAATCGACACCAACCAAGAAGGGGCCGTTGTAGATGTCGACGAAGTTCGCTGTGTAGCTCTCAAAGCCCAGCGGGCTTCGTAGCGGGCAATTAAACGGCAGCGACCCGGACAACAGGGTGTATTCGAACCAGCCTTCAAAAAATGCCGCCTCGCTCGCGCTGAACAGCCAGGTGACGGTCGCGACGGTTGGCACTGAGGTGAATCTACGCCGCTGCCGGGTGCGCCCACTTTGAAGCTCGGAACTGGCCATCGGGCTGACTGCCTGAAAGCCGTAACCGTCGCGTTGCGGCGTGGGCAGATTCTCGGGGTATGCAATCATTTACTGCCTCTTTGTGCCGCTGAAGGGGTCACGCGGGTGCGCTGTTGTCGTAGCGATAAACGCGGTCGTCGTAGGGCATGCCTTCTACCGTGACATCGCCTGAGCCAGACGGGCTCACGACAGTGACCAGTGTGGGGAAAGTCCACCGATGAACCGGGCCAAACAGCAGGTGTGGCGGCTCGATCCCCCAAACAAACTCAGGGACGAAGTCCAGTTCCGGCACGCTGACGCGGTTTTCATCGATGTAAGTGGCTGGCCACGGGCCCGAAAGCGAGCCGTCCAACCGGCGAAGCGCAATGACATGTGGCCCTTCAGCAGACCAGTCAAACTCTTCTGAGCTTTCAAGGATGATGCCTTGGGGTGTGTCCACTGCACTCACAAGAAGCGAGCTTTGGCCATACCCCGGCGTATCGTCGGCAACCGCTGTGTAGCTCAGGTAACTGGAGTTGAGGGCGTCGTACTCCGTCCCCCAGCGGTACGTATCACTGCGGTATTTCTGGTGACCACGGCGACGCATGCCAATGCGCCAGGCGCGGGTTTTGTCGGAGACGCCCGGCACCTTGATCTTTTCGACCTTGTTGCCCTCATCGCCCGGCCAACGGCATTCAACGGTTTCCCACGCCCAGGTGGTCGAGCTGAAGTACTCGACATCCACACCGTCAAAGTCGTCGCTCGATGGAAACACCAGTTGCCGCTTGAGCCCTTTGGTTATGTTTTGAGGCGTGTACATGTGTTCGAACTGGATACGAGGCTCGTCACGAACCGGTGTCAGCAGGCCGCGATTAATGGTCAACTCGGAGAACCCGGCGGCCAGCGCGTCATTCATCGCATTCTTGGCTGTACTGGCGTCATCGATGGTCATGTCGAAGGTGTCACCGCGAGCACGATAAACATCGTGCAGGCGGTCCAGTTCGGCCATGTCCATATCCGCATCGGTGTACCCGGCCGATCTGGCGATGTACAGGAACCACGGCACGATATCCCGCGTGGGCGCTTCCCCGACACACTTGCCGCCGGAACGCACCGGCAGCACTCGCGTGGGCTCAAGGCTGATCAGGCTTTCCGATTGAGCTGAAAGGCGATCGCCGTTACGCACGCGCACGGCAATGACGGTCATGTCTTCGTAGCGGGTCGGCGCATTCATCATTTTGCCGCGCAGGCCGTACCACATCACTTCGTCATGCCACTCGGACGAGTTGACGCCACCGCCCGTGGCGATCCGCCTGATACGGCACTCGGGGCGCATCGGGTACGGCAAGACCTCACGATAAGTGAAGCCCTGGGCATCCAGTGAGTTGCCGATAACGGTCTGGGGTCGCACGGTCCAAGCACCGGCCTTGGCCATGTCCCGGTACTCGAACACATGGCTCGACCAGATTGAGTACTCGTAACCCGTCTTGCCGATGCCGATCAGGCCGCCTGAATAAAAGACGTCCCACTCCAGCTCAGTGACCAGCTCGCCTTCAGGGCACGCGGCAAACGAGCCCCGGTATCCGCCCTCAAGGTTTGAAGAGTCCAGGCTGATACGGCCATGAATCGTTTCCTGCTGACTGAAGCCTGGCCAGGTTGCGTCGGTGTTGCCACTGGCGGTCAGGCGCTCCACGGAAAGCGTACCCACACCGGCCGCAACCACTCGATAACGCAGGCCTCGAGGCCCGATTGTTGCCAGGCCCTCCCCAACTGCCAATCCGTTAACAGGCTGGCCGCTGTCGTAATTCAGGGTCATTTCGGCACGCTGTTCGGGCGCGCCGCTGCTGGCTTCGGTACCGGTCACTCTGGCCGGGTTGAAGCCGAGCACGACAGAAGCGCCCGACGACGTCAGGGCCAGTCCGGTAAACGGCCCAGTCTCCGTGATGCGCAGTCGGCCAGAAACGGCGCTACCAACAAAGGGTGCGGTGCCTTTCGCGGTATTGAAGGCCGCCACCAGGCCGTCCAGATCGTTCGCGGCACTGTCTAGGGTGATCGTAAACGGCGTCGGCCCGAGGCTGATCGTGAATGTCAGCGGTGTGACGTCGAAGTCAAACCGCACCGGTGCTGCACTGCCGGTCAAGGTGGATGCTGTGCCCGCGCTCGGCGGAATGGCCGGGGTGTACGGCGTATAAGCGTGCACCACGTAACTGCCGGCGTTTGCGCCATCCACATCAATTGGCATGCCCGGGTACGGCGCGAGCATCGCCAGATCGCCAGTGATGATGTCCCGCCCGGCACCGCCATCAATCACGGTATAGGGATAAGGCGAAAGCACGTTGATGATCAGGCTGCTGGTCCAATCCTGTGGGAATGAACCCGCACCCGATGGAATCGAAATGGTTTTGTCGTTGAACTGCAGCACCGACGCCGTGACGAACCGCGTCAGCGTTGTGGCGACGGTCAGTTTCAGGCCAGCGGAACCGTTGGCACTGGATCCCACCTCTGATGCGCTGTGCCACCACTGAGCTGCTGACTCGCCTGACAGGTCGTCGCCCGGGTTGTAGATGGCGATCTGCGCGTCTGCGCCGAGGCTGATCAGCGGCGTCTCGCCCACTTTCACCTTGTTCAGCGGGATCTGGTATTTGCCCTTGCCGACATAGAGCAGCATTTCAACCCACTGCGCCCGGCGGTCAACAAAGCGGCGCACCGAGGGTGTCAGGTAGCTGGGATAAACCCGCTGGCAGCCTGCAATCTCACGAATGATATCGCCGAGCTTGACCTTGTTGCCTTTGGCCGACACCTCGTTCAGCCCCTTGCCCTGCCCCATCGTCGCCATACCTGGCACGGCCGCCATGTTGCGCGACATCACCACAGCAATCAGGACGGCAGAAATCACCGCAGCGATAGCGACTACCAGGCCTTTGGGCTCTACGCGCACCTCAACCTCATCGGCAGGCGCAAACTCAACGTCCGCCCAACGATGCGGTTCGATGATCTCGCCATTGACGGTGATGCTGATCGGCGGCACTTCGCGTGGCTCGTAGCTCGGCGAAATACTTCTCAGCCAGGCGTCCAGTGTCATACGCCGGTTAGTCTTGTGCACCTCAAGGGCAGCGCCGTCTAACTTATTCGGGAATAGGCTGATCACGGTAATAAACGACCTTTAAGTAATTGGCTTCAAACTGGCGCAGGTACAGCCAGCGCGGCCCGGATCCGGGGTTGGTTTCCAGCACGGCCAGGCGGTCGCCGATGGCAATCACAACGCCGACATGAGGGCAGTACCGGCCTCGCAGCACGGCCGCAATCGCGCCTGGCTCCGGCTCGCAAACCTCCATCTCGCCCGATAGAGCTCGATAAGCTTTGATGCAGGCTTTGGGGTTGTGGCGGTCTACCCCGTCAAGCCTGGGCAGCAGGGGCAAGCCGAGCAGTTCATGACGAACAGCAATGCAGAGCCCCCAGCAATCGAACGCAGCCGGGCCCCGCCCGCCGTCCACGTAGGGCGCGAGTAAGTATTTGGTGAGCATGGGAATATCTCGAAACTGGCTAAAAACTCAGTAACGCCAGAGCGTGAGGGGTGTAGCGGCCCGGTCTCAGATCGCCGCTGAGTTCTCTTGGGGCTGGTCTCTCTGCGCTGCAAGCGCCTCCATATCCATCCAGAGGCTTGTTATCCCCCCGTGGATTGCCCCGGCGGCCCCAACATCATCAGAGGCATCCCAGAAATTATTCCGGAGCATTTCAGCTTTTTTCAGAATGCTGCCTTCCAGCTCCAGGAGCCTTGCGTTTTCCAGCAGGACTTTATCCAGAGCGGCCGTGCAAGCGCCTTCACCGAGAACACTCGCCAGCACCTGCCGCAATTCAATGGGGCTCATTTCAGTCGAGCTTTCGGCGAGATCTGATCGCTCTGCCAGCAGCACCAAAGAGCACCCGTTTTGTTGTGCCGTGACAGATCGGAGTGACACTCCACCCTCAGTCCTGACGATGACGTCAACCATAAACACCTCGATTCATTGGATTGATTACAGGTACTTCAGGCAGGGCGCATTCAGCGTGTTCAGCCTGTCGCGGGGAAATGCCCGATTGATCAGATCGCTGTAACCCGCCGTGATTTGTACGGTCGGGCCCTCGACCCCGGCACCAAAAGCCTTCATTCGAATCGGCGGTTCAGCCGGCAGAGACAGATCGCTGGCCAGGTAACGGCGGTAGGTTTGCATGATCGGCGCACCCGCCGCCTTGGCCTGGTCCATCTTTTGCTGAGCCTCCCCCAGCACGTTATCAATGGCGAAGTTAATCGTCTGGCTAACACTGTTGCTTTTCTTCGGCAGCGACACATCAATGCCGGCAGCGACGAACTGCAAAGTGCGCCCGTCCTCAATGCCACAGGTTTGGTCCTCAAACCCGCCGCAAATCAGCACCGGTTCCGTCCAGACCGGGCACGTTAACTCCAGCGTGTCGATGATCACGTCACCGCCGGAGGCGTACACGCGTTCAATCAGGCTCATCTGCTCCTCCAAAAAAACGACAAACAAAAAAGGCCCTATATAGGGCCTAAAGTACATTCCGAATTTATTCGGGGCGTTTTTGCAGCGTCCCGAGACTAAAGCCCGTCACTTGACTGAGCCTCCCCCTCCAGAGAACGCCTTCGTTCGAGGGCATAAAACCGTTCGGCATAAACAGCTTTGCATCAAAAAGATGGATAAAAGCAATATTTCCTGAATCCTTGTCGCTCTCGTTGTAATACCTGCCTAGCAAGTCGCCCCTCATGAAAGCTTCTGTCTTGGCCGCAGCCTCTGGAGTGAAGCGCCGAAGAAAATCTTCAATATAAAGATCGCAGTATTTACTTGCAGGAATTAAAACGCCACTAATAACACCTGTATTAGTCCATAGCGTAATTCCCTGATTGAACTTAAGATCATTAACATTCGAAACTAAGTTCTGAAGCAGCCAATCGCGATCAACATTATCAGCAAGCTCAGGGGGTTGCAGATTTTCTGTATCGTCCATTAAATATATTCTCTTAATAGTTTG